GGAAACGGTCTAACTAAAGGTCTAATCGTACCTCTTAATTTCTTAATCTTCTTAGCCACTATACTCTCTCTCCAAGTTGTTTAGCTCTATGTCTATCTGCTATTCTTTTAAGTTCATCTCTAAACTCTTCTATTAGAGGCGTGTACTTTCTAATAACTGGGTCATCTTTTTTCTTAGAAATCTTACCGCTAGGCGTACCCTCATACGAGCCACCTTTAACTCCAGAACGAGAATCGCTTGGAGTCTTTGTAGTTTTGCTTTTAAATTCATATACTGTTGCCTCTACCTTTCCTTTTTCGTTGTTTGATTTAAGTCCACTACCTTTATAGGTAGGTGCTTTACCTTCTGATTGAACACTCTCCAGTTCTTCATCGGGTTCTAATAAGCCTTCAAGCATCTCCATAATAGAATCTAGTTCACTTTCTGGTTCTGGTTCATCTGCAAATCTAAGAGCATTATGTTCCATGTATTCCTCTTCTGACATACTCTCTTCATCTTCTGAGTTATATTGTAGTTTATAAGTTTCCGCAAGCATCATTGACCAAATTTCTCTTATCTTGGCTTTAAAACGCTCTAACTCTAAACTCGTTCCAGCGTGTTCTTCACAGGTATCTTTAAATATGTCCACTAAATTTATTCCTATAGTTGCCTTTCTTGTCGGTTTCGCTTGTGCGTTTACGTTCTCTCATATTCCAGAGAGTATCTTGATTTCCAAAGTGAGGGCGATTTGTATTGACTGATATTATTACACTACCCCTCTCACCGCACTCTGGACATTCTTTCTTTCTATTTCTGTCTGACATAGAACATAGTTCTTCAAAGACATGACCATGTTTACATTCATAATCATAAAAAGGCATGATTACTCCTAATTAATTTAGAATAACCCCCTCAGATTAGAAGGGGTTACGATTAACTAACTACCTATCAACTAGGTGGTACAACAAAAGCAAGACCTGCATCATTACGCAATTCTTTAACACCATAAATAGTGTCTGAAGTGAATAAATCTCCAAGGTACTCTTGTTTATACTGCGTTTGTGAACGCACACCTACTTGTTCTGCTAGAACTAAAGCATCTTTGTGCATTAGTATTCCAACACGCTCAGTACCAGCAGCACTATTACCTGTGCCACCAGATGATTTAACTGTTGGACAGTTTGTAGTTATATAAACATCAACACCATAAATCATACCAATCTTACCTGTCTTGATAGCATCACCAGAACCAATATACTGTTGTTCAGTAAATCTGTTAATACCTAACAAATCGTTAGCACAAACAGGTGGAATGATTAATGCACGATTGTCCATTGGAACATCCGCATTATCAAGATTAAGGATAAATGCACGGATTCCAGCATCACTAATATCTGCTTCATTAGTACCTGTAAAGGCAGTAGTGCCTGTACCAATAAAACCAGTATCATAAGACTTATCTGTAGTAGAACCAGATTGGAAACCTTCTGCAAGGTCTATTAAGTCAGTATCGACTTGTTTTGCCAGAGCAAAACCAGCATCAGCAGTATAAAATTTTCTCATACTTGCGAGTGCTTGTACCTCTGCAATATCCTCTATCAGCTTTGAATACTCATAGTGTTTATTAATAGATACATCTACGACACTATTTGTAGCTGCCGATAATGTAACTTGTGTGTTTACTGCTTTAGCACTAGCTGAACCTCTCGCAGGAACAGGGATATGTATCGTATCACCCTTCTTTCCTTTGTGAGATAGTTTAGTAACTAAATTAGCAACCACTAGGTTGGTTTTATATGCACCTATAACTTCATCCGACCACAATTCGGGGATGAAGTTACCAGCAACAGAAACACCAACTTGGTTTGTTCCTAATCCCATTTTACTTCTCCTTTATAAATGATTATTTAACCCTACCTTCTGCGTATGCTGACTGAATTTCATCTGCCAACGACTCATAGCGTCTAGGGTCTGTAACTTGTAGGTTGATTAAATCAGCCCTCCGATACATTTTTTTGCCACCAACCGATTGTGTGGAACGAGTTTCAGATACAGTTTGTCGTAATGCTTTTTTAGCTTTAGTTCTCTCACTCTTTTGAACCTCTTTGGTTTTTTCAACCATATTGATTTTATCGTACATATCAAAGAGTTCAATTGCGTAGTCTGGTCTATATTCTTTATCAGCTTTACGGAAAATATCTTTTCTAATCTCACTAGCACCTACCCAATCTTGGAAATTCTTGTCTGCGACAGTCTTTTCCCAGTTTGGATATGCCTTTTCAAGTACATTCAACTGTTGTTGTTGTTCTTGTTGGGCTTGTTGCTCTCTTGCCTTTAGTACATCTGGATGATTTTCAATAGCTGAGTTGACTGCTTTCGCAGGGTCAGTATAAAAAGCATCTTCAAAACTAACTGCATCTTCTTGTGGCTCTTCTACAGTAGCATTAGACTTGTTTTGTGCCTCAAGTAAACTCTGGATTAACTTTCGTTGTTCTGCAACTTCAGTTCCTTGTTTACCAAATATCTGTTCGACATTCTGGTGCATTTCAATTACCTCTTGCATAGACTTACCCGCATACTTTGTAGGTATTTCAAACTCTGGAGTTTCTTCAACTACATTTCCATCTGGTTCTGCAACTGCCTCTACTACTTGTTCTTCTACCTGTGTTTCTGTTATAGGTTCATCTACTTTCGGTGTGTCATTTACTACTATACTCATTTTTTCTCCGCCCTCATAGGGTTGTGAAGTTTATTTATGTTGGATTTCCGTCTTGGAGTTCTTCCAACGCTATTGTTGTTGCAATATCTAAACTTAATAAAAAGTTTATAATACGCAACTGACCCTTAGTTGCCCAAAGGTCGTGCTCAGAATTAATACTGTCTAAATTAACAATATTTTTTTCTAAATTCTGTAATTCTTCTACTAAATCTAACCATCCTTCGCTTCTTGTCATGTTTATTCTATCAGATAAGAAAGCCTCGTCTGTCTTTGGCATAGTTACTGTACTCTAGTATTAATTGGTCTACTGTTCCCAGCTTCTCTTGCTTTAGCTAGGTTTAATAAAGTTTCAGATTTAAGATGTTCTACTTCTGGTACATTTCTAGCTGTTTCAGAGCGTTGTCTTTCTGTATCAGCAGCCATCTTGTCTAAACTAAGTGCAGTTTTCTGCATGTTTTGTTGTTGTTCTATTGCATCCATTTCATTTGGCTGTAATGAACCAGCTTGTGCCATATGTAATTGTGCTTTAGCTTGTTCTTCTTGTGCTTCAGCTTGTGTCTTAGCAATGTTTGCTTGTGCTTGCTGCATTGTTAGTTGCATGCCCATTTGTTGCATTTGTTCTGCTTCTGGATTAGCTTCCTGACCTTGAGTCAAGGCAAATACTATTTGGTCGCGATTGTGTATGCTAGAATTTTGCATCATAGCTAACAGTATAACATTAAATGCAGGTGATTCTGCTGGTATAGCTTGTAACATCTGTACCATTTGCTGCATTTCTAACTCTTTCGCCATAATACCCATAGTAGAATAAGGTACAAATTTAAAATCACTAACAGGGTATCTATCAACATCAAACTGTATCTTCCTATACATAGCTTTATGAATCATTGGTATAAGAAATGTGTTTTGAAAATTCATTAAAGTACGCTTTTGTCTTTTAATAGAGGCTGATTGTGCCATACTCATACCACTAGCAGTATCTCCACCACCAGCAACATCTGAACTACCTGTACCCATTTGTATCATGTTTTGTAGACTAGCTACCTGTTGGAATGTACTAGGGTCAGTCTGCCCCATGTCTAATGGCATAATAGCTTCTCTAGGATTACCATTTGTAAGTACAGTTTTACCTGTTCTTATCTCAAATTTAGTTCCTCTTGGTAGTCTAGTAGCGTCAGCAGCCATCATAGGCGTAGTTGTCATAGCCAATGAGTCTATTCTTGCTCTCATTTCTGCGTCTAATGCTTTTTGTGGATTATATCCCTTCTCTGCAACCCCTCTGCCCCAGAAATTATTTGGCACAATGTCGTGTTGGTAAGAAACAAAAGGTCTATCTACCATCATAAAAGCGTTTTCTTCTACACGCAATATGTATTCATCATTTACTATGGTAACTACAGCTTCTACTAGTTCGTCTTTAGAAGTATATTCAAAGTCATCTTTGTCAACATTCTTTTTCATAAAGCGTTTTGGTATTAAGCCCCAATACTCTGTAATTTTTACATTATCAGACTCGTCTGCTTGTCTACCATCTGGGTTATACCCCATATTAACTGTATCATAATCACCATCAAGTGGTACATCACGATAAATACCCGATTGCATGCCTTGCACTACATGGTATCTAGGTTTAATAACCTCATGTGCAACGCCTAATGCTTCATCAATGCTATTTGCAGCAGGGTCGATAAGAAATTCTAGTGGAGATATAGGTTCAACTTTAACATCTATTCCAGCAAACTCTGTTATCCCTCTCATTCCAGTCATTGAACCTTCTACTGGTTCTTCTGAAGGTGCTCTTTCAACAACTTGGTTAACAACTATCTTTGCAATACCTGTACCATAGATAGCACCATTAAGAAAAACCTCTGCTATTGCATCTTTGCAGCCAGTCTTTTCTAAATCTTCTTGGAGTAAATTGCGTATGTACTCAGCTTCACTATTATCTGCATCTAACATATCATCTTGTATGTCGAAAAACTTACCTCTGCCAAATGTCGCCTCTTCCAATTCTGCAACCGAAGATTCAATTGCCTGCTGTAAGGCAGGTGCTATAATTCTTGAGCGTTCTGCTGTTCTTGTTCTATCTTGTTCGTTCCAAATGCCACGCCATAGACGATAGTATTCATCCCATTTAGAAGTATAATTTTGTTCTCTGTGCGTTCTCCAAGAGTCTAGTCTGTAGTTAAGCCAGCTAGCTAATGCTTGGTATTGTAATTCTTTCTTATCGTGCATAAAAAATTATTCTCCAGAAATTGTTGGCGATTATATCACAAACAGTAGTTCTAATGTATGCTATCACTCAAACTTTCTATTTCAATTGAGCCATCCATAATCATCTTACATATAGATAGGTCTACATTTTCATCATTAGGTAATAACTTAGGGTCTAAGTCATTTGCTAAATTAGCAATAATTGACAAAGCAGCTACATACCTTAATTTAATATTAGATGTATCTTGAGCAAACTCCCAGACATCATCATATTCTTGTTGGTCTAAATCTTCAATATCCTGCCACATCATCTATTGGACTCCAATCATCTTCTAATTCTATTGTATGTGCAAAGTCTGCCACGCTTACTTGGTCAATATACGCAAGACTATCGAGCAAGTCGTCATGTGCAAGTTTGTTTGGAAAGTCTAACATCTGGTTTTTAAAATACTTCCAGTCTTTATCTTCATTAAATGTTATCTGACCATGTTCCATTCTACCTTGCAATGACCATGTTATTCTATCTAGTTTCTTTTTGCCACCATGTCGGCACTCTATAATAGATATAAACTGGTTTTCTGTTCTCATTTCATCTTGCAGGTATGGTAATATAGCATTACGCAATGCACCTGTTTCGATACCTACCGAAGTAGATTCTACCTTCATCGCAGATGAAAGAATTTTTTTGGCGGTTTCTTTAATGTTCCACCGACCATGTAGTATATCCTTAACCCACCACTTATCTCGGTCAATCTTTACAATAGCTATAGCGGTTTCATCTAACCTAGAACGCTTTAAGTTTCTTTCTTTCTCACTATCTTCATATCCTGCTGGGTCAACAGCTATAACATAACTACCATTTTCTGGTTCTTCTGACTCTTGAAACCACTCTTCTTTAAAGATACCACCACTAAAGGTTTCAAAGGATGCTTCAAACTCTTGTCTAAAAGACATTGAGGACATTGACTTACTTGCAGCAGCAATCTCTTTTTCAGATAAGAAAGGATTATCTATAGAGGTAAACTGAAAACAATCCCAATCCTCGTCATCCTGTGCGTCTTGGTACAAATCAAAGAAGTGATTTTTTCCTGCGGGCGTACCTATAAAGAGTGCTCTGCCTTCCACATCGGCAAGTGTAGGCCTTATTATCTGTTCCCATACCACAGGCTTCATCGAAGCGTATTCGTCCAAAACTACATATGCTAGTCCAACGCCACGCAATGTTTCTGGTCTATCACTTCCTTTAAGGTATATTTTCCTACCATTAATAAGTGTAAGAACCGCAGTATTCTCGTAGGCTTGTAATATTAAATCTCTACCTAACTCTTTTAGCATTGCCCACATAATATCTTTGGCTTGCTGGAATGTAGGGGCTATATAGAATACATCTTTAGAATCAGACTGGATTGCGTTGATTAATAATAACCAAGCAGAAAGGTAGGACTTTCCAAAGCGTCTACCCGCAGCAACAATCTTAAATCGTTTATCCGACTTAAATATTTCTAATTGAGCAGGGTGTAAATTAATATCTAATTCAGCCATCAAACTTCTCAGTCATTGGTGATGAATCTATATTAACGATTACTTCATCGTCTGATTTCTCTTCGGGTTCTATAAGTTCGCCCTCTGGAGTCATATCAATTTTTTGTTGTATGCTATCCAGAGAGGAAACATTAATGATGACTTGTGCATCTGCTTTAGTTCGACTAGAGTCAACCGCCTTGTGTACAGGTAATATCCTATCAAGGCACATTTTTAAGCAGTGTACATCGCCTTCCATAGCTTTATCTATTACCGCTTGGACTATCTCGGGAGATTTATTTGACATTAATTCCCTAGCCAAAGCAGTAAACTTGTTGACAGAACCTTTAGGTCTACCTACTTCGTTCAATGGTTTCATTCCCTTGTGGAAGTTAGGGTTGCCACGTTTCTTCTTTGTTTCTGCCATTAGGCTCAGAGTAGAGTTATCTTGCAAGTATTATAGCACAGCTTGTGTTCTTTTTTCATATTTCGTTTTTTGTGCGTTGGAGGTAATATATTAGTATGTACGGTAGCATGAGCCTCCCCCCACACTAGTCTTGGGCTGAGATATCTAAGGCAGTGCTCTTGACCTTTTCCTTTAACTAAGCCTG